CGCAACTCTCTCGAAAGAACCCAGTGTGGCATGACTTTTCTTGATTAACGACTAATGAAGCCGCTTCAAGAATAGCTACAGCCTGATCGTACATGTCATTGGGGACAATAATGTCGTCCCCATAAACAAAAACACGATCATTCGGTTTATTCAACGGAAGGCTCACCCCGTTCTCACCATCTGCTCTTCCCGAGCAGCACAGCGAATGAAGTATGGCCCAAAAGATAACCGACTCTATAGGAAAGCATAATGCACTTCCCATAGGAGCAAATTTCTTTAGATCCAAAACTTCACCGCCTGGCAATATGGTGGCATGGGTACGTAAAGCTTCGAGGTAAGGGAGAAGGTAAGTATCTCTGAAGAGATATTTAACTAGACCCAAACTAACTCGGTCCGAGGCGTCCTTTAAATCAATAGTACACATCTCACCACTTATTGAAGAGGTAAGGGCGTGCATCTGATTTATCGATTGGTCAGTAAAATTAAGCTTACCTCGTGTCAAATAAAATGACTGGAGGTGACGCATAATCTGCTTACCAAGACCCTCCTGAAGCCACATATATTCCGTGGGTTCAGCAGAAATCAACCGAGGACCTCGAGAATCTTTTGGAACAAGAGAAACCTTCGCGACCCCGTAAGGAGCGCGACGCATCCCTTTGTACCAAACGAGACGATCGAAAAGCTCGCGAGCCTGCCCTACTACAAAATATTCGTAGTAAGGGTACTTTTGGTGCAAAGCATCGTAAAGCGTTGTGAAATCACTCCACTTCGCTTCACCCTTTGCACCAGAAGCCGTTGCTCCGGGACCATGATGAGGAAGAATATCCGAGGGGTCAAACCCTTCGAAAATACTGGTGATAATCGAACGTGCTCTTTTGAAGACACGGACGTATTGCTCGTCAGGTTCGAATTCATCGTCCAGTTCTACTTCACATGCTCGGAAAGCGTCAAGAACCTTTTGGTTCTCGGCATCCGAGTATGGGAAATCGATCTTATACGCCATATAGAACACTTGTCGAAGGTGCTTAATGCACCAAAGGCAAGCGTCCTCCCGGAGGACCCCTTTAGGCGATAGGACATGTTCGAAATTCGTCTGCATAAAAGCAGGCCAATTTCTCCGTTGTGACTCCAGTGAGAAATCCCTGGGCACAGCGAGAACGTTTCCTAAAAGTGCTTGATCAAAAGCTTTTCCAAGTCTAGGAAGAACTTTTGTCAAGAACGAGATGCCTTCCTTTGAGACTCTTGACCTAACGGTCGCGATATCTCTTGTGAAGCATCTCTCGCAATCGAGATCTGACGAAGGACACGGCGATGATAAGACGTCCACATAAAGATCGACATAAAAGTCGAATGGACTCTGAGGGTCCGGCATAGTTTTGTCGAAGCCTTTCCAGAGCCTTTACTATGAGTGGTACCACTACACCAACAATGACTTTCGCCAGCACCTCTAGAGCGAATGAGTTAAGACTCACCGCGAAGGAGCTGCCCGAGCGTCGTTGTGTTTACTGTAGGGACAGTACCGGAGGTTAGATGATCAAAAACCATTCTAAGACTATCGGCAACATCCGTAACAGAAAACTCCGAGTTCGGGGGTTTCTTAATTGACAGATTAACCGTCAATAAAAAGGGCTCGCCAGCTGCGTTTAAATTGGTTGTCTCTATAGACACCAAATGAGCGTTTCGCTTGGTCAGGCCTTTTCCCTCAACTGAATGCGAGATACGAAGTTTTCTCGGTTCAGCATCGGATGATGCAGCGTCTACAGAAGTTGTAGATTGTCCATTAATAATAATGGAATTAAATACAACATCTGCATCCGCTACATTTTTAAGTGTAAGTGGATACGTAA